GCACTAAACAAAAACTCAAATAAGCACCACAGGGGAAAAGTGTTACGGTAGCACGGCTGGCTCCAACCCAGTAAGACAGGGTTCAATTCCTTGTTCCCCTGCCAATTTTATCGGGGATTAGCGCAGTCTGGTAGCGCACCTGCTTTGGGAGCAGGGGGTCGGAGGTTCGAATCCTCCATCCCCGACCACTAATTAGGATATACATATGAAAGTTTCGATCACAGGAAACACGGGAAGTTTGGGAAAGGCAATATCAGAAGACCTTTCCTCAAAACACTCTGTTGTCGGGTATTCTAAATCTGTTGGCTGGGATTTCGATGAAGATGGTGTCATTGATAAAATGATTTCTGAAGCGTCTGATTCCGATGTCTTTATCAATAACACATTTCATCGCCAATGGGAAATCCTACCGAAGATTATTGATGCATTCAAAACAAACGCAGATAAAATTATTATCAACATTGGATCATTTCATTCTTATGTGCAACCAGATGATGATTATGGTAGAATAAAGAACGAAATGAAGGACGTTTGTTTTTCTGCCCAGATTAATCCCGAGGTGCATTGTAGGGTTATTAATATTTCTCCCTCGTTAGTGTCTGACACGAATGCATCTGTCGGTAAGGATTTGATTGCGCAGATATCTCACGAAGATGTGTGTAGGGTTATTAATTTCATAATTGATTCACCGCCCCATCTTGTTGTCAACGAGATTGTTTTTTCACACAAAGAACTTGTTAGAAGTTTTTATGCTAGTGGTAGCGCAGATAAATAGTAATCAAATTGGAGGTATACAATGGATTACAAAACACGTAAAAAAGAACTCAGACTTTTGAGGAAGAAGGCAATTAAGTTACAGAATCAAAGTTCTGTAAAATTGCCAATGGTAGAAGCAATTAAAATGGCAGGAAGAAAGGAAGAAAATGCACAAGGATAATTCTAAAATTAGCCGATGTAATCGAGCATTGGTATTCTGGAAACGATTGGGGTGGTTTCCATACTGCCCGAAGTTGATTCGGGAAGAGTTTAAATTCATTAACGCAAAATTTTACACCCCATACAACTGGATCAAGTATCGTGCACGAAGAAAGTTTCAGTTCTTCTACGATTAAGATTGATTATAAATAGGATAACATAATGGCAGAAGATATTGAAAGTAGTGTAAATGCAGTCTACAACGAGATGTTATCTGAGTTGATCACATCTCTCTATAAGGATCGTGTGAGGGCATTAGCACAAGGTAAGGTTATCGCTTCTAAATACAATGAAGTGTTAAAAATTAATGAGCATTTGAACACCCAGTTGATTTTAACCCAAGAACAATTGAGCCATAAAACAAAAGAATTTGATAAGCTAAAGAAGAGAACGCCAAAAAATGCAAAGTCTAAGGACATTTCTGAGTGAGGATGCGAACGGTAAAAATCTGCATCTAGAGCACATTGAGGACGAGATCCTCAACTTCGGCATTGGTGGTGCACGTGGCTCTATCAATTTTCTCAGATCTCTTAGAGATATGTTGGCTGGTAATTCGCGATCCTCGATCAATATGACGGTCAAGTGGGATGGCGCACCAGCCATTTTTGCAGGTATCGATCCGTCAGATGGTAAGTTCTTCATTGCCAAGAAATCTGTTTTTAACAAGACACCACTCCTTTATAAGACGCAAGCGGATATTTCTTCCGACCCCAAACTACCTGCGTCTCTCAAACCAAAATTCAGTATTGCCCTGCGCGAGTTTTCGAAGCTGGGTATTACGAATGTCCTCCAAGGTGATCTGATGTTTACATCGGCTGACTTGGAGTCCGATATGATTGATGGTCAACGTCACACGACTTTCCAACCAAATACGATCGTCTATGCAGTTCCTCAGGGATCGCCACTGGACGCCAAATTTAAAAAAGCAAAGATCGGTGTAGTTTGGCACACAACATATTCTGGACGCTCCCTCCCCGAAATGAAAGCATCATTTGGTGCTAACATTCGCAATCTTCGTAAGTCGTCTTCCGTTTGGATGGATGATGCTACATACCAAGATGAATCGGGAACAGCAACCTTCACTAAACAAGAGACCGCACAAATAACTGCTGTCCTCTCAGGTGTGGGTAATACCTTCAGAAAAATTGATGCGTACAAACTAAATGCATTCCTAAACTATCAAGCTGGGTTTACTGGTAAGATGGTGGGTGCAAGTGTGAAGACCTACATCAACTCAAAGGTTAGAGAGCAAGCAGACTTGAAGAAGTCTCATGCTGCAGGTTACAAGGCATTTGTTGCTGCAAAGTACGACAAAGAAATCGAAAAACTGAAGACCGAGAAATCTCAACAGGCACTCACTGATAAGAAGACTGCCGCGACTCAACTTGCAGATGAATACCAAGAGTTACTTGGCAACATCTTTGAGTTTATGGCTGGTATCGTCTCTGCAAAGAATATGATTGTGAACAAACTGGACAGAGTAAAGAGTATCGGAACATTCATCAGAACAACTAATGGATTCAAAGTCACAAACCCAGAAGGGTATGTTGCTATCGACCGTGTTGGTGGTAATGCTGTTAAACTTGTTGACAGAATGGAATTCAGCTACAATAACTTCACCGCTATAAAGGCATGGGACAAATGAGTAAGACATTAGTATTCGCATTCGGACGCATGAATCCTCCGACCGTCGGTCACGGTAAACTGGTTCAGAAGGTGAAGCGCATTGCTGCTACTAATCGCGCTGATCACCTCATCATTGCCAGTCACTCTTTCGAGAGTAAAAAGAATCCTCTAGATCCAAAGCTGAAGTTGAAACACCTCAATGGTATGTTTCCGAACACCAACTTCAAGCTATCAGATAAAATGCACCCTAACTTTATTTCCCAGCTTAAATTGTTGACTGGGAAATACGACCACGTTATAATGATTGCTGGCTCTGACCGTGTGCCTGACTTCCAGAGATTACTCGACAAATACAACGGCAAGGACTTTACATTCAAGACAGTTAAGGTTGTTTCTGCTGGCGAGAGAGATCCTGATGCTGATGGTGTCTCTGGTATGAGTGCCAGTAAGATGAGACTTCTGGCAAAGAACGATGACTTCAATGGGTTCAAACGTGGCTTGCCTACTGGTTATCGTGGAGCAAAACAGCTATTCAATGATGTGCGTGATGGCATGAAATTGAACGAAACATATGTATCATTTTCACAATTCTTGAAGGATTAATAATGAAGTTAAGTAATAATTTTACACTCAAAGAGTTTACAAAGTCGATGACTGCAACTCGTTTGGGTATTGATAACACTCCTGAAGGTGAACACCTCGAAGCAGCGAAAGCGTTATTCGAGAATGTTGTTCAACCAGTCAGAGAACACTTTGGAATTACTCGTATCAATTCTGGATATCGTGGTCCAGATCTCAACGAAGCAGTCGGTGGGTCTGCTCGCTCACAACATTGTAAGGGTGAAGCAGTAGACATTGAATGTGATAAAGCAGACAACCTCGAAGTCGCTCAATGGATTAGAGATAATCTAGAGTTTGATCAGTTGATCTCTGAGTTTTATGAAGAAGGCGATCCTTCTTCTGGTTGGGTTCACGTATCATATAAGAACGAAGATAATCGTAAGGCATGTCTTACTGCTCAACGTGTTGATGGTAAGGTACAATACAGTGTTGGACTTCCAGAATAAGTATAAATAGGACTATGGACTTTAAAGAATACATCTCAGAAGGCGTAAACGACCCAGCCATTTTCAAGGCAGTATTCCTTGCAGGTGGTCCAGGATCTGGCAAATCATTTGTTGTCGGTAATACAGCATTACAATCACAAGGTTTGAAGCTGATAAATTCCGACGATAATTTTGAGCGTCTTCTTGATAAAGAGGGTATGCTGCCAACACCAGACAATATCTATTCACCCCGTGGGCAGGGAATCCGTGCGACTGCAAAAGCCATGACGGCAACGCAACAGGTTCTTGCTGTGCGAGGGCGTTTGGGTTTGGTCATAGATGGCACTGGTAAGAACCTCGCAAAGATTAAAACACAGAACGCCAAGTTGAAAAGTCTGGGGTATGAAACTGCTATCATTTTTGTAAACACCGATGAGCAGACAGCATTAGAAAGAAATCGAGCGCGTCCTCGTCAGCTGCCTGATGAGCATGTATCTCGGATGTGGAAGGGTGTCCAGAATAACAT